TACGAAGTGCTGAAGGATCGGTTCCATCCGGAGTATCCGGGGAAGAAACAGTTGTGGGTCACACTGCACCAGCAGGCGTTTCCCAGCGCGGCGTAACGAAAAACCTTGCGGCACCCCTGAATATTCCGGTACTAATGGGAAGCCAGCAGCCGGGTAACGCCGCAAGCGTCCGATCCTGCCGGCCGGAGAGAGGCCCACCGCAACGGGCCAGACGCGGGTCCGGCTGACCTGCGCCACGAGCGGGGCCGAAATCGGCGGGGAGCGGAACAAGTTCCGTCCGCCTGACCGCCCCGCCGGCGGGCACGAGATTGCCGGGGAGCTCAGTCGATTGTGCAAACGCATGATCGGGAGCCCCCGTTATGTCCATCGAAGTTTCCACCTCGTTCGTCCAGCAATTCCGTTCCAACCTCGTGATGCTGGCGCAGCAGATGCCCAGCCGCTTGGAAAGCACGATCTATGCTGAGCCCGTCACCGGCACCACCGCCTGGTATGACCAGATCGGCACCGCCACGGCGCAGCGCATCATCAACCGCCACGCCGACACCCCCATTGCCAACATCCAGCACCGCCGCCGCCGCATCGACGTACTCAGCTACAACGTGGCCGAGCTGATCGACGGCGCCGACCGCGTGCGCATGCTGGCCGATCCCTCCAGCGCCTACGCCCAGGCCCTGGTGGCGGCGATGAACCGCCAGAAGGATGATTTGATCATCGCGCAGTTCTTCGCCTCGGCGAACACCGGCGCCGATGGCACCACCGCGGTGACCTTCCCCGCCGCCAACCAGGTGGCGGTGAACAGCTGGAAGTATGGTTCCGGCTCCGGCAACGCCGGCCTCACCATCTCCAAGCTGATCGAGGCCAAGGCCCTGCTGGATGCCGGCGAGGTGGAGGAGACGGAGCGCTACATCGCCGTTTCCGCCAAGCAGCTGGCGGACCTGCTGGGCACCACCGAAGTCACCAGCAGCGACTTCAACGCGGTGCAGGCCCTGGTCTCTGGCCAGATCAGCACCTTCCTGGGTTTCAACTTCATCCGCTCTGAGCGCCTGCCCATCGATGGCTCCAGTTACCGCCGCGTGGCCGCGTGGCAGAAAATGGGCATGTACCTGGGCAAGAGCCAGGACATCATCGCCGACCTTGGCCCGCGGCGAGACAAGAACAACGCTATGCAGGCCTACTACGAAATGACCATGGGCTGCGCCCGCGTGGAAGAAGCCCGCGTCATCGAGATCAAGTGCCTGGAGAGCTGATCTCCAGCTGATCCTCAGGGGCCCGCGTGATGCGGGCCCCGCCCCCATTCCACCGGCGCCCCGCCACGGGCCGGCACAATCCAGGAGGCTCGCATGCCTGTCTTCAACCTCAATTCCACCTCCATCACCAACCGCAACGCCTCGCCGCCGGTGAACACGGCGATGTATCTCTCGGCCGGCACCGTCAAGCGCGCGCTGGCCACGTTCGAGTGCACCAGCAGCGACAGCATCAGCAGCACCTATCGCATCTGCGAGCTGCCGCGGAACGCCTGCATCAACTCCATCCGCGTGTTCTGCGATGCAATCACCAGCGCCGCGGGCGACCTCGGCCTGTACCAGACCACGGCCAATGGCGCCGCGGTCAAGGCGGTGTCCTGCTACGCCACGGCGCAGTCGATCGCCACCGCCATCACGTTGGGCACCGAGATCGCCTTCGAGGCCCGCGACATCGCCAACCTGCAGCGCCGCGTGTGGGAAGATGCCGGCGACACCAGCGACCCCGGCCGCAACTACGACCTGGTGTTCACCCTCACCGCCGCCAGCACCGCCGCCGGCACGCTGTCGTTCATGGTGGAGTGGACGGAGCTTTAGCAGCGCTGCTGCCTCGCGGGGCTGGCGCCCCTGCCCACACGCCGCGCCGGGGCTCTCCGCCCCGGCACGTCCAGCCGCCCCGGTTGCGCGCCAGAACGCCGGGGCGGCGCCCCATTTCCCAGGATGACCCATGGCCGCAGTCAGCCTGACCAACGTCGCCAACATGGCCATGGCGCTGATCGGCCAGGAACGCATCGCGCGCCTGGACGACAGCTCCAAGCCGGCGCGGCTGGCCAATGAATTCCTGCCGCAAGTGCGCGATGCCTGCCTGGTGCGCCACCCCTGGAATTTCGCCATCGCCCGCGCCAGCCTGCCAGCCCTGGCCACCGCGCCCGCCTTCGGCTTCAGCCGCGCCTTCGAACGCCCAGCCGATTGCCTGCGCGTGCTCACCCTGAACGGCGCCGACCCGCACGAGCCGTTCCAGATCGAGGGCAGCTCGATCCTTTGCAGCCTCGAAGCCCCGCTGGGTATCCGCTACATCCGCCAAGTGGCCGACGCCGGCAGCTGGTCCCCGCTCTTCGTGGACCTGGTGGCCGCCGAGCTGGCGCGCCGCCTGTGCATTCCGCTGAGCGCCGACAAATCCCAGCACGCCCAGCTGATGCAGATGATCGAGCAGCTGGAACGGCGCGCCCGCAGCACCGACGCGGCCGAGGGCACGCCGATGCCGGCCATCCTGCCAGCCGACGACCTGATCCTGGCCCGGTTGTAGTGCCCACCACCTATCAGGCCTCGTTCGCCGCCGGCATCCTCTCTCCCCGCCTACGCGGGCGGATCGATCTGGCTCAATACGCGGCTGGCGCGGAAGACCTCACCAACATGGTGGTGCTGCTGGGTGGTGGCGCCACGCGGCGCCAGGGCAGCTACCGCGTGGCGGCCCCCAAGCCCGGCGGGCGCGTGCGCCTGGTGCCGTGGCGCATTGCCAGCGATGTCACCTACCTGCTGGAATTCGGCGCCAGCTACATCCGCTTTTTCCGCGATCGCGGGCAGCTCACCAACAGCGCCGCCGCCGTGCTGGAAGTCGCCACGCCCTACACGCTGGACCAGCTGCGCGAGCTGTCCTTCACCGCCAGCGCCGATGTGCTCTACATCCTGCACGGCAGCCACCAGCCGCGGAAGCTGAGCCGCACCGCCAGCGATACATTCAGCCTCGCGCTGGTGGCTTTCGCCGATGGCCCCTACGACACCGAGAACACCGGCAACACGGGCGCGGCCAGCCCCGCCCCCACCGTGACCGCTCCCGAAGGCGGCACCATTGTGCCCGATGCCGGCGCCGGCAGCGGCGCCATCTGGGGTGGCGATGCCACCGGGGGCGAGGCTGAAGGCGGCAACGGCGGGGGCGAGGGCTAGCCCGTGGCCGACACAAACATCACCCTCACGCCCAGTGTGGCGCACACCAGCGGCGCCGCCACCGTCACGGCCAGCGCCGCCCTGTTTACGCCGGATGATGTGGGCCGCCTGATCTCGATCCTGCAGGCCTGCAACACCACCCGCGCCGCCGCCACCGCCTACAGCGGCGGGCGCATCCTGGTCTCGGAATACAACCAGGTGCCGCGCCTCTATCGCGTCATCACCGGCGGCACCACCGCGGCGGCCATCCTAGCCGGCACAACGCCCAACTACGACCTAGCCGCCCCAAACGACACCGGGCTGACGGTGCAAGATGGCACCGCCGTGCTGCGCTACCTCGGCCCCGGCCGGCACGTGTGGGGCTGGGCGCTGATCACCGGCTTCACCAGTGCTACCGTGGTGGCGGTGAGTGTGGAGCCGCGCGGCGTGTTTGCCGCTACCACGGCAAGCCTGCGCTGGCGCCTGGGCGAATTCTCCAACACCCGCGGCTGGCCGCGCAGCGCCACCTTCCACAAAGGCCGGTTCTGGCTGGGCGGCAGCAGCACCCGCCCGCAAAGCCTGTGGGCCAGCCAGTCCAACGATTTCGAGAACTTCGCCCCCACGGAGCCCGACGGTTCCGTGTTCGACACCAACGCCATCAGCATCGCGCTGGATGCCGATACCGTGCAGGCGGTGCGCTGGCTGGCCAGCGTGCCGCGTGGCCTGGCCGTGGGCACCAGCAGCGGGGAATGGCTGGTGGCGCCGGCCAACCGCAACAACGCCATCAGCCCCAGCAACATCACCGCCGACCCGCACGGCAGCCGCGGCACCGGCAGTGGCGCCAACCCGCAGCGCGTCAG